CTCATATATATTTAAGGAGACTTATGAATATCAAATCGTTGTTGCTTACTTAGTTGGTATTGTTTAGTTTCCTCACTAGCTCACTGCTACGGCTAGGGTTATGTGCTAGGCAATCTCTTGCCAGTTATTGTTAAACCAATCTCTGACTGCATCCCGTGGGTATCTAACTTGGCTCCCTCGACCTTTGTCGATTTTCGGAAAACCGTCTAAATTGGTTATCCGTAGAAATTCGGTATAGTTGCCAATTCCCAACATCGCTTGGCACTGTTTGGCAGTTAAAATTAGTGGTAGTGCTTCGTCTAAGTCGAACGCTTTTGTTTTGTCCGCTATGACTGCCGTCAGCATGCTATCGAACTGGTCAGCTAGTGGTTTGAATGGGTCTGTCATAAGCGTTACCTCTACTGTTCGATAGTTGGTAAAACTCCGATAGCTTTCAACTTGTCGTATAGGAAGCGTCGTCCTAATTGCGTCCAGACCGTTGTAACGTTGCTATGAATTTTGCCATCCTTGCCCATGTAGTCGAATGTTCGACTTGAGACATAACCTTTAGCTAGGTATTTGGCATATAGTGCCCACTGACCATTGACAATGCGTTGAATACGCTCTTGTTTCAAGAGTTGGTTCATCTTGCGTGCTGAAATTCCGTAATCTTGAGCGATTTGGGTGATTGTCAGACTATCCTTGGTTTGCAAGATTAAATCTAGGTAATCAGCGTTTTTATTCGCTTCTTCCAACTCAATCAATAGGTTTTCGTTTTGGCTTTCCAAGAGTTTGATTTTCTTATCAGCCATGAGCAAGGCTCTTGCCATGATTTTCTCTGGACTGTTGAAATCCTTCTCTACTTGGATGAAATACTTACGGACTTCCTTACCTTTATCCGTCCGCTGAATCATTGCGATTTCTTTCGCCATGTCCAGCTTGATGACGTGGTCGGTCATGTCTTGCAGACCTCCAAGGGTGGGACATTTTTGGGTCACCCTTAAATAGTCCTCGTTTTCAGCAAAGCCATATTCTGCCATTCGCTTAAACCATTTCTTGTATTCAGTCTTAACTTCTAGTGTTTCATGAAGTTGTCTTGCTGATACCACTGGTTCGTGGTTTTCGTTTAGTGTTACATTGATTAATTCGTTCATTTTTCCCTTTCTATTTTTGATATAATAGTTTTTAAAAAACGAGGTTTTAGTATGATTATCATTTCACGAAAAGCTAGAAAACTATTGGAATCATTGCTTGATATTCGAAAATCCCAAGAATCTCCTCGCATTAAACCTGAACAGTATGAAAAACTGATAGATGAACAAAGTGAACCGCTCGGCGAATTGGTTTACCACAAATTAGTGGTTCAAGACATCACCCATGACATCGCCGTTACTGACGAGGGGATTTATTTTTATCAAGCTTACAAAGAACATAATAGATATCTTTGGTTGACTTCATTTTGGTTTCCGCTAGCCGTGGCTTTCGTGACGACTGCTATCACACTAGCTGTCAATTTTTTATTTTTTAAATAAAATCCAAAAAACCAACGTTCCCAGAAATACCCCTATAAGACTTCCGATAATTGCAAGTGCAACATCGTATCCGTCTAAATTCCACTCAAAGAATTCTTTGAGTTTTTTTAGTGTCTTCATTTTGCTCCTTTCAGAATTTTAATTATTTAGTTCAAGATTTTGAACTTTATAGTTAAAAAAATATTCAACTATCTCATCTTGTGAGATTTCTAATAATTCAACCGCCTTTACGATTTCGTCTTGTTTCCATTTCGCCTTTCCATTGATTTTAAATGAAAACCTTGAGGGAGTTAAGCCGATAGCTTTTGCAAAAGCTTCTTGCGTCCCGTATTTTTCTTTAATACGACCCTTTAATTTAGCGTAGTTAAATCTCATTGAGTTCTCCTTTCTAAGTTCAATCTCTTGAACTTTATGGTTTTATTTTAATCCTTCTCTTTTTATTTGTCAACAGTTTTGTTCAATTTTTTGAACTTTTTTTTATTTTTTCTTGAACTTTTGCATTTTCTACTATATAATGAATCCATAAAGGAAAAAGGTAAAGAATATGAAAAATACTACTGCTGCACGCTTGCAACAAGTGATGAATGAACGAAATTTAAAGCAAGTTGACGTAATTTCCCTTTCGAAAGTGCATCAAAAGGAATTGGGCGTAAAACTTGGAAAGAGTGCTTTGTCTCAATACATCAATGGAAAATCAACACCAGACCAAGAAAAGTTAGTGCTACTTGCTAGAACGTTGGGGGTATCTGAAGCATGGCTCATGGGGTATGATCTCCCTATGACGAAAGAACAACCTCAACCAACCAGCTCCCACGACATCGATAACATAATAGAAAACGCAATGATGTTCGATGGCAAACCGCTGACCGATGATGATAAGCGGGCTATCCGTGGCATTATTGCGGGTTATATGAGCAGCAAGGAAAAGTGAGGTCTTATGAATGAAAGTGAATTGCTTGAGCAGTTCAATGTGTCTCTTTGTGAGTTCGACTCTAGCCAGTGGTCACGAGATGGGTTCCTAGACCCTATTAACCGTGTGGTTTACATCAACGGGGATTTAGCCCCAGAAATACGTTTGAAGGTCCTACTGCACGAATTAGGCCATCTAGAGCACAATTCTAAAGACTATGAGCGTTTGCGTGAGAAATACGAAGCTCAAGCGAATAGGAATATGATCCATGAGCTACTAAAAAACGAAAACCTAGATGATTTTAACTACGTCCATTTTATGGAAAAATATAATCTCACCACTATTTGTGATGAGACGTTTGTAAAAGACGAATACTTAAAGATGGTGAGGAATTGATATGAAACTTTTGAAAAAATACAAATGGTATATCTTAACAATTATAGTTTTATTCTGTCTTGGCTTAATGTTTGTGCCACGGTCTGGGAAGGAACCAAAGGAAACAAAACAGTCTAAGACTGTCAAAGTAACAAAACACTCCAAAAAGTCAAGCAAGCATAGTTCTTCTTCGACTTCAAAAACTTCTAGTAGTTCAAGTTCAGAGCAACCGCAACAACCACAAGAACCGACGCAAGCTGAATCTTCTCAACCTCAGCAAGAAAAACCTATTGACGGTGTAGGCCCTACGCAATCACAAGTAGACCAAGCTACTGAACAATATGGGTATACTCCGGGGTATGGTGGGGTGCCTTCCGATTCTCCTGAGATAGCAAGAGAACAATCAGACCAACAAGCACGCGAAAACTGGCATGATAGTCAAGTTGAGTGGGCTAAACAACAAGGGCTTATGGATTAGCCAAATAAAAAAACCAGTCTTTCGACTGGCCAAACTATATCAAGGGAGTGTGTGAGATAAATAGTAAAACCCTCACCACCGCCCTTTTATTATACCATAAAAGAGGACTAAACAATGGCATCATACAGAAAACGAGAAAACGGGTGGGAGTATCGCATAAATTATTACGATTCTACTGGCAAACGCAAACCAAAGTCAAAAGGTGGTTTCCGTACTAAATCTGAAGCTATCAAGGCTGCTGCTGAGATGGAGCTAAAGCTACAAGACGGCTTGAATGTAGACGAAGATATTACTTTTTACGCTTATTTCAAGCAGTGGTGCGAGGTCTACAAGCGTCCGAATGTGTCCGATGTTACGTTTAAAACCTATGTCGGTACGCAACGGAAAATAAACCATTTTTTCAGTGATAAAAAACTTAAAAATATAACTGCCACAGAATACCAGCGTGTGCTTAATCAGTACGCTGAAACACACGCTCAAAATACTGTTAAACATTTCAACACACAAGTTAAATCGTGCATTGATATGGCAGTGCATGAAGGATACATCAAGCGTAACTTTTGTAAGTTTGCCAAAATCAACGCAAAAAATAAAGGGCGTGATATTGAAACAAAATTCCTAGAGGTCGAGGAATACGAGCGTTTGATTCGTGAGACTAGAAAACACCCAGATAGTGCCATCCATGCAGCTTTATACATCATAGCTAAAACTGGCATCCGTTTTGCTGAATGCTTAGGGTTGACAGTGGATGATATTGACTGTAAAAATGGCATGCTATCAATAAATAAGACATGGAATTATGTGGACGGAACTGGTTTTATGCCTACGAAAACAAAAAGCAGTATCAGACAGATACCGCTTGATGATGATTTTATAATTTTCGTAAAACTGCTGACACCGCAACCGGACGGCAGATTATTGCCAAAGATAGCCAGCGCTTCGATTAATGAAACCTTACGGCAAATCGTAGGGCGTGAGGTGCGTGTCCACTCATTAAGGCATACCTATGCCAGTTACTTAATCTCACACGACATTGACTTAATATCTGTATCGCAAGTTTTAGGGCATGAGAATCTAAACATCACGCTTGAGGTCTATGCCCACCAATTGCAAGAGCAGAAATCACGAAACGACGAAAAGATAAAACAAATGTGGACAGAATGTGGTCAAAGTGCCTTAAAATAGCATGATTAAGCCGTTTCAAAAGTTCCACTGGAACATTCTGCCGTAATAAATGATAAAAAATAAAACTATAAACACAGTAAAATTAAGCGTTTATAGTTTTTTTTGTTTTTAATTATGTCCACGAATTTCTGAAAAAGGTGGACAGAATTGTGGACATAATAAAAAACCACCCATAAGGGTGGCGTCTACCTATGAAGGCTATTCTCAAAACCAATACTATTGTAGCACAAAAAAAGCCCCAGCACAACGCTGAG